GTCGCATTGTTCCCACCGCCGCCACCGCCACCAGTGACTGTGCCCAGAACGCTGTTACGAAAATCACGCAACGCCCCAACCCAGTCCATGTTGAACGACGTAATCGAATCTAGAAAACCCTTGACCTCGCCGAGAAACTTTGCCATGTCCCGGACACCTTTAGCACCCTCGACAAACGCATCGGCAATTGCCTCAACATCCTTACGGCCCTGCGGTGTCCCCAGCCACGCTGACACCTCTTTGTTGATTTCCTCTAACGGCCCCAACATCTGCTCACCAATAGCGTCGCCCAGTTGGTTAAATTGTGCCGTGAGTTTTTCAAACGGGGTCGCGGATGCCTCCGCCAAACCCGACACACGACCCTCAATCGACTTCAACACCAAATCCTGCGCCTGCAACTCTTTGCCCGATTCCTGCAACTGCGCAACCTTACGCTTTTCCGCCTCGGTAAACGTAATCCCGGCACGAGTCAGCGCGTTGAGATTGGCGGTCGGGTTCTCCAGAATGCGCCCCAACAGTCGGGCGTTAGTTTCGAGTGATCCGAATCCTCCGGCGGCGAGGTCGATTGCGGCCTGTGTTGCCCGGTCAAACGTGCCACCCAATTCGTCGGCGGTTGACCGCAAGGATTTGAACACTAACAGTTTCCGCTGAACAGCCTTGATTTGTTCATCGTCAATACCAGTCGCCTTGTTCACCTGATCGGCGTAAGCGGCCATTCGTTTCGTCGTCGCGGTCGTCGCGTCGCTGATACCGTTCATCGTTTCGAGCATGAACTTCAGTTGAATGTCGGCCTTGCGCGATTCCGCACCCATGTTCAGAATTGTCGGCACATAACGCAGAACAGCCAACGTAAGACCCAGCATGGCCCCACGAGCGATGTTAAACGCCTTGGTGGTGTAATCACCAAACGATTTCGTCTTGGAGGCGGCTGTGCGCAAACCTGACGCATACTTTGTCGCGTTCATCGCCAAAGTGACAATCATGTTCGATGCAGCCATCACTTGCCTCCGTTCATCATTTTCGCAATCGCGTTCACTTCACGCATTGTCAAACCTTGTATCTCCGTGACCGAGAGCCGCGCACCAACAACCAGAGTTGCCAACACCTGCGCCCGGTCATCCCTTATTTTTTTACTGCGTCCGGCTCATCCGCACCGAACAAGTCGGTGAGTTCAGTCGGGGTCAATCCTTCGGCCTGCTTGATTGTGAACGTCGGGTCGATGCGGCGTTTCATGATCCACGCCAAACCGATACGCAGGCGGTAAACGCCCGGCTTGTCGTCACCAATTTCGCTAAACGACATCTTGGCGTAATCCTCAATCTCGGCGATTTCGCCTAGGGTAATGTTCTCAAAGTCCATTAGTTCCAAAGCCTTTCTGCTTTATGTATGTGTTGAGTTGGAAATTCAGAAGTCTAACCATTGCTGGTTTCATCTTTTCACGGGCCTTGACAATGTAGGGGTTTTTCCTTCCTCTGACTGTCGTGCGCCATGTGCGTGTGCCGTTGGCTGATGTTTCGCCAGCGACGTGGTACATGCCGAGCGATACTGCACGACCGTACTGCACACCAGTTGTTCTTGTTTCGCCTGTTCTAACACCACCCTTGATGACGTTGCGAACGCGAGCAGAACCAGCGGTGACAACACCACCAAAGACCATGCGAGAATCAATCCCACCAGTCACTTTGTTTTTGATAAACGCTTTCTTGGATGCATAACCTTGAACCGATGCCGCTAACTTGCCAGAGATTCTAGGGGCTGTTCTTTCAGCCTCTCTTGCCGCCATAGTTGCCGACTGCTTGACCCATTTCTCAAACAAGTTACGATCTCCACCCATGGCAAGAAATTTCTGCCGGGTTTCGTTCAACCCTTTGATGTAGGTACGGCCTTTAGTGTCCTGCAGAAGGTAAATACCATCTGTCTGACCACCAATGACCGTACCCACGTCGTCAGGCCTACGGGGTGGTGTCGTAGACAGGTGCGCCGACAACATCCATACGGACACCATCGAACGAGAACGTGCCGTCAGCCGAAGCTTCGCCACCAAGCATGAACGCACCCTTTGCCGGGATGCGAACGGTGCCTGTGATGTGCGGTTGCGACGACGATGCGGCAGCGTTACCGTGAGGCGCATAGATAAACGCAACTTCCTCACCGGCGTTGTCCCACATTGCCACCCACAACGATGTCGTCGCGGTCGACTGAACACCGGACACGGTGAAGTAGAAGTCGCGGCGGCCACCAAGGCCTGCGTCGTAGAACGTGTTTACATCTGCTGAAGCATCCTCCGACTGAAACGTGACTGCCGAAAAATCTGCCCAGTAGTCGCTGCCCTCAATCGAGAACTTCAGTTTGTTTGCTTTGATCCGAGTCGACGTTTCTGTCAAATCAGCCATGATATCTCCTTAGAGTTTTGTGTTTTGGTAAACGGTGATTGTGGTCGACAGGTAATCTGCCCCACTAATGTCAATCAGCGACGGTGCGCCAACTTGTGACGCATAGAACCCGGTTGCGTCGGCGATGGCATCGAGTGTGTCATCAACTAAATCGTCAAGATTGTCAATCATGGTTTGATTGGCGGCGTTTTGCACAATCAAGTTCACATCGAACCCGACTCGGAACGAACCAAACGCTTCTCCTGATGTAACCCAATCCCCGGACGGGGTAAGGATTGCCATCGGGGGTGCGGCACGTTCTGGGGTGGTCGCAAACACGCGCAGACCAGCAGACGTGAGAATGCTGGCCAGCGCAGTTCGCGCCTCACCAATCATGCGATTCCTTGACCAACGTACGGAATTAGCAACTGGTAGGCCGCAATCATCGGGTCCCGGGCTACACGCACCGCCGAACCGCCATCAAGGGTCGCAAACTGTGCAATCCCATTGGGGGCAGAACGGCGGTGGTATAGTTCCGAACCGCATTCGATTTTGGCTCGTTGCAGAATGTCCGCATTGACCGTGGCTGTTCCGACGAATCTGACTACGAGGGCCGTTGCTTCTGACCAGCAGTCGTTTACGAAAGCGTTGTCGGAGTCAGGTGCCCCGACATACGCTTTCAGATCGTCGTAAAGTGCCATGGGTTACGCTGCGAGGACGACCGGGATGATGAACGAGGGGTATTCGTCTGCAGTCGCCGTGTAGGTCGACAGCGAGAATGCCTCGGACAGGTTGATGGCGTTCTCTTGCGAGAGGCGAAGCGCACCGGACGTGTACTGGCGGAGAGCCAGCGACGAAACGAATGCACATTCATCCTGGTTGGTGGGGTGCAGGTTTGCGTCGACCACGATGGGGATTCCAGCGATGGATCCGCGAAGTCCGGACACGTTTGCCGAACCAACTGCACCAGCAGCTTCTCCAGCAAACGAGATGACCGGCGTTCCGTCAAGGGCAAGCAACTGCTTGAACGTGAGCTTGTCGACAATCAGCGCGTCAATCTGGACACCGTTTGCCTCGAAGTAGGTCGCAGCTGCGTCAGCAAGTCCGCCGACCCATCCGTCATAGGTGTTTGCCGAAAGCGTGACCTTGTTGCCAGCGGTTTTCTGTGCCGTAACAACTGCCTTGTATGCGGTACGCAACTGGGTGGCGAGTGCCTTACCGAGTTGGATGGCCTGCATGCGGAGAACCGAGTTCAGGTAGTCAACCGAGGAACGGTCGATGACCTGACGTGACAGTTCGGTGTGGTTTCCAACCGTGATGATGTTCTCGGTCTTGGTTTCCAGACGAAGTTCGCTGTAACCAAGATCGTCACCTTGGGCAGCCTGCGTCGCGGTGCCGTCAGTCGTCGACAAAACCTGTGCGAACGTGATGGTCATGCCCGTTGCCGGGGTGACACCAGTACCGAACACTGAACCAAGCGGGTTCGCTGCTTCGACCAAACGAATAAGGTCGACATCGATGGGCGTGGTGACGCTGTCGGCGGTGGTCGCACCGGTGTAGGCGCGGTCGTAAACCTTGACTGCGTTTTCGTCGCCTGCGACGAGTGCCTGCAGGTAGTCACCTGCGGAACGGTAGGACGGGGCAGGTGCCTCGACCTTGTTGATGCCAGCAATTTCTCGCTCAAGCATCTGGATTGATTCGCGGACCTCGGCGAGGCCGGAATCGGTGGGAGTGATTTCCTCCACAGTTTCCTCCTTGGGGGAAGCCGAGTCCGGGATTTCCGGGTCGGTGTCGTCCTCGCGGACTTCAGTCACAGTTGCGTCTGAGTACCACGGGAACGAAACTAGCGACACCTCACGCACGAATGCGTCGGTGACAATACGGTTGCGGTTGTCGTCGAGCTTGGAATCGCGCATGACGAACCCAACCGAAAACTTGTTGATGACACCATCGTCGAGGAGGGTGATTGCGTCGAGGCCGCGCTGCGTTTCCGAAATGACGGCACGAATCTCAAACCCTGCCTCGGTGTGACGGCCCTCGGTAATCTTGCCGATAGGTTCACGCTGATCGTGTTGCCACATCAGTTTCGCCTGCGGGTCAAGAGTCACCGAGTTACGGGCAAACATCTCACCGTTGTTCATCGTGTCGTACGGCACAGCAATGCCAGCAACTTCACGCTTATCTTTGTCAATGACACGGAACTCCATGTCACGGGTTTCAACTGACTGCACTAAAATCTCCTCCTACGGTTGGCAAGTCCTCGATGGCACGAACTTCGTCGACGGTCATCCACCCGGAGGCGATGGCAATCGCGTGTGCCTGATAACGGGTAAGCGTGTCTGAACGCAGCAGCGAGTCAACGTTGATTTTTACCATCGTGCCGCGCGTCGTCAAATGCGACAGCGCCGACTCAATCTCCACGATGTATTGCGACAGCGTGTAACGCACAAACGCCATCTGTTCCTGTTCCATGTTCGTGTACGTCATCGAGTTGCCGTCAACCGATGCGAGCAACATGTTTGCTGGAATGCCAAACAATCTCGCGATGGTTTGAATGTTGAATCCCTGCGCCTCGATAAACATTGCATCGCGGGGGTTGAGATACATTGGCTGGTAGTTCAGCCCGTTGCCCAGAACAGCAACACCATTTTTAGCACCAGCGGTCAGGTTCCATGCATCTTTCGCAGCCGCGGCCTGATCGGGTGATAACATCTGGTCAGACTTCAGCACACCGTTTGGGATACCCGAATCGGTAAACCACACCGACGCATAATCACGAGTGTCCCTCGCGTTCAGCAGTTCTTTTTGTGCGGCTTGAATGGGGCCGAGTCCGTAAACGTTGCCGGGAACACGCATCATCGCCAAGTGCTGAACGTCTTTCAGTTCGTACTTGATTGTTCCCCGGTAAGTGTAGTAAAGAGCGTTGCCGTAATCGTCCGTCTGAATCATCATGTCGAACGGGTTCAACACTTCGAGGTTGATGGTTTCGCCGCGACCGTTACGACCAATCAGCCAGTAAGCGTTGCCAGCGAGCGCCATAGAATTGATGGTTTGTTCCATCCACACTTCACGGGTCACTTTGATGTCCGGTTGACGGATCACAAGAGGGGTGGGGGTCACTTCGGCGTCGTCACGGTACACGTGGATTCCCAGTTGCTTCATCGCGGTGGCGATGATGCTAACGGAACGGTAGACGGAAGCCAACGAGAGAGCGTCGTTGGTTGTGACCCCCGAAGTCGCCGAACGCGGCGGTGGCACAATGCCTGAACTGCGTTCCTCGAATCCGGGCACGAATGAATCCGCGTAATCAAGAAAACGCGTCGGATTTAGAAAATCTAGGAATCCCATTGGTATCAGTATGGCATCATTCTTGCACTAGTGCAACAATTGGTTTTCTGCGTGTCGTGGAGATGCCCGGAATCGAACCGGAGTCCGCCGCCATTCCCTTACGGGTTCTACAGCGTCGAAAACCCTTTCATCCCCCTACTGGCAGGAATCACATTGCAAGAGATCCATAGGATCCTGTGGAACCGCGTAGCCGTCGATGTTGTCGTTATTCATAGACCTATCAGAATACTTGAAGTGTTTGCTCGCGCAAAGTATCCGCGCCGAACGTCGCCAACAATGTAGCCATCACCGCATCGATCTCCACCGCGCTGTCGCGCCGCGACACCCGAAACCCCTCACCAATCATCTTGCGCACAGTACGCGGAACCTGAATCGACAACAACGGATCACCAGCATGAATCAGAGTACGTCGGGCCAGACGGGCGTAAAACATCGACGAAGCGTTGACGATGTCGCCAAGTGTTGCCGTTTCGGCAGGATAGCCTCGGGTCTTGAGTTCTTTGTAAAGGTCGCGCAAAGTGTAGCCATCGACGATGATTGCTCGAGGCGAGTGTTCCATGAGTTGACCGCAAATGTAGAGCAACTGTTCCAGAGTCGGTTTGTTGATGGATGCCACCAACTCGGTGTAGATCACATCGTCAACCTTGACCGCCGCCGCGATGGTTGCGTGTTCCCAGTCCGGTGTCCGGTCAATCGCAAACACCACGTCACCGCGAGGCATGACCGCATCAAACGACCGTTCACACTTCTGCCACAGCTCGGCAGGGATGAATGTCTTTTTACCCGACTGGATGAAACGGTTCAGACGGTAACGGATGATGTCGTCGC